CAGCGGCCCACATCTGAAGGTCTTTAGCCTCGCCGACGTTCTTAACACGGAGAGCGGGGAACTGGTCTGTCTGGAAGTTGTACGCTACTAGCTTCGGGATGAGATAGGAGTTGATGCTGTCGCAGATGGTGTTAGCGACGTAACGCATCGACTTCAGGAACATATCCATTGAGGTCGATGCCGTCGCTCTACCGCCACCAGAGCCACCAACGCCGAGATTGAGGAACTGCACCATAACGTTCTTCATAATCATATCGTCGTGGTGCATGGCTGATTCGAGTGCATCAACCACGTTACCCTGAAGCTCGGCGAAGCCAATCTTCATCATCGTCGTCCTAACGATGTGAGCGCGCTCATTCGTCCTAAGGTTAGCAGCTAGCTCGTGTGCCCACTTGAGGTCATTCGAACTATAACCCGGCTGCAACTCTACTTCGGGGACGCCGATACCGTGTCTTTCCTTCTGGATTGCGTCGATCTTGTAAAGATGGTACTTGTAGAACCAGTTCTCATACGCAGAACGAAGAATGCTTTCGCCTTCGATGTTCGTCCCGTCGGGATCGAACGTGAAGATAACGAGCTTCTCGATCGGGATACTAACATCCTTCGTCTGACCTTTAGCGTCGATAGCCTTCTGACCAACACCCGAAGGCCCACCGTTATCGTCGTACTCGATTCCCGTCAGAGTCTCGGACGGACGATAAGCCAGCTTCCGGAGCATCGTGTACTTACGACGGTTAGCTGTGGGTGACGACTTCTTCGGCGACCACTCCCTAAGCTCCCAGACTTCCTCGAATACGGAGTTACCGTTCTCGTACATCTTGAGGATCTGGAACAGGATGTTGTGCCAGGTGGTCGTCATCCCGTTAAAGAGATTGAACGTCACGAACTCGGCTATCGCGAGATTTTCAGGTTGCTCGTCAAACGGCTCGATGTAGTAATCACCACCGAGTACGGGAGCCTTCCCTGCGCGCAACGAGACTCTTACGGAGGCATCGCTTCTAACCATCTTCTTGTACATACGAATCTGGTTAGTCTTGGTGCCAAGCTCGGGCACCGGATCGCGAATAAGCGCGGAACCCGCGCTACCGATCTCCGTGTAGTTAGCCGGAGGTACGGGAACAGCAGGGCTGCTCGCGTATGTAGTGCCCGTAACCTGTCTAGCAGGTGTGGCGTTCTTACGCCGTAGACTAGGCAAACGAGGCATTAGAATCCGATCCGGTCATTCAGCGTTATCCCGGTTGTGTACGTAAAGAACCCTGCTGCCTCACTCCCTCGCGTGCCATCATACAGGGCCGCTAGGCTATGGCCTGCGCCGAGGACGAAGAACTCGCTACAAAAGTACCTCAGGGCGTCAGGGCCGTGATCGTCGTAATCGTGCTGACCTGGCTTCTCGTTACGCCCCTCTTTAAAGTCTTTCTGACGTAGGGTCTTTAGCTGTCTAATGAGGTGGATACACGAGGGATCGATGATAAGTCCCGGTAGTCCGTCTTCTCTTACCTTGAGAGCACGCTTAACAGCTTCAACACCGGCCGTCCATCCGACGGGATGAGCAGCGATACCACCGAGAAGGAATTGCAAGGTCGCAATCTCGTCAGCGCCTCTAGGATCGGCGAATATGCCGTCTACGTGGAACCCTTCCGGGTTTTCTCTGTTCTTAAGGACGAGTCCGTGGTTAAACGTCGAGGTACCGCTAACCTGGTACTCTCTCCACACGTACACACGATCCGATGAATCGACCATAATGTCTAGGCAGACGAACGGGTCGGTAAATCCGAAGTCCATCGCCCAATAGTTTCGCCAGAACGGGTTGTACTCGATCTGCTTGATGTGTACATCGGGGTTAAACTCCGAGTAGATCATTCCCTCAAACGCCGTGAACTCCGCTGCATACTCCTGAAGCCAGTACATGTTGCTAACGTTGGCTTTGATTCTAATGAGTTCTGGATCGTTAGCTCCGCCAGGGAAGATTGCAGGGTTAGCCCAGGTCGGGAAACGCCAGGACGCATAGTCATCGAACGCCGGCTCTTGTAGCTGTCCGATATCGTAAAGTCCTTTGAACCAGTTGAAGCCCTGTGGTGTTGTTGGGAAGTCCGCGCTCCCGCGCTTATCGGTCAGAGCAGGCTCAACGTACATCTCCCACGTAGACCTCGAGTGCTTGGCAGCTTCGCTCATGCACACATGGTCAAGACCTTCACCAACGAGGCTAACCGGCTTCTGAGCGGACTTCACTTCGCAGGTCGAATTCAGGTCTTTGAAGTGAAGTCGCATATCACCCTGCTGGATGTTGTACGCCTTGGCGCAGTGATTAAGCAGACCGAGCTTCTTGAAGTCGTGCCAGACGATACGGAACTCTTTCTCTCCGAGCGAGTATTCCGGGCCGATGATCCAGTTGATGCTATCGGGCACGAACATCTTATATGTCATTTCGTGTCCGGCCCACGTACTCTTTCCCCAGCGCCTCCCACAGCAAAGAGCACGAAAGCGACTAGAATTCCGATGAGCAGCCCACTGTCCATCACTATGAGGGCTATATTCCAACCGCTCAAAGAGTGCTTCCCGACTAATCTGTGGATTAGTTCTCATGCTACCGGGCCGAGATAATAGGCAAATAGACGCTGCGGAGAGCTGGCGGAGGTCGCCAAGTTGACGGGAGCTTCGACCACCAGTTGCACCGATATCTCGTGCCCTTCCAAGAATCTGTCGATTGCGTTACTGGCGAGCGTGAAATAGGTCTGATCTCGAGTTTTTCCGGCTGCCACTAGACTCCATGCCGTGCCGTTTACGCCAAGGTACGCATACATTTCAACGACGCTGTCTGGGACGAATTGGAATACGAACCCGTAGTGCCAGATACCGTCCAGCCCGGCCGGAATTACGAGCTTATGGTTCACGGTGTCGGCCATCGCTTCAGAGTCGAATCTCACGCCGTGGAACGGCACGTCCTGGATCAGTGTTTCGTAGGTGAACTCGAAGTTAGCGTTAGTGTAAATCTCGACCCCGCGGAACGTACTTACAGCACCGTCAGAACTCGATCCCCCTGGAACCTGTTCAACTGGAACACGACCGTCGCTATCGAGAGAGGCGTAACCGTTAGGCTGAGCCTTCTCCGATTTAGGTTGATAATAGACACTGTCCGGTACACCAGCTTGAGTGCCACCTTCGATCTTCATAATAAACGGCCCGAGAATAGGCTGATCGGGTGCGGCAGTCAATTCGGCGTAAAGCTCCAGACGACCGGACGGTAGCGTACTTGTGTCAACGAGGCAAAGCGCCTGCATCGCGTTATCCGGATCTACCGTCGCAGCGCCCGTCAACAGAACTACTTCTCTATCGAACTCACGGTAGATTTGCCAGTTAATTGGCTCAGCGTTCGTAAGATCCGTGAGGTTCTGAAGCTCGTCGCTGACGTTAAGGACGACAGTCTCCACAGCGCCTCGAATAAGCTCGATCATACTCTCTCCTTGTAAGCCCTTGCTCGGAGGCGCCTTCTATGACGAAGGTGATACCTCTTAAACGATTCGATGCCGAAGTTGTACAGAACAAGGTCGATCGCGTTCGGCATCAGATACAGATAGAGCGTCGCCGAATCAACGATCTCAACTATCGTAAATGCGCTCACCGAGAAATGAATGAACGCCGTTGCCTCGTCTATAAGTCCCGGCCCAGCTTCCGTTCCACTCGGACGGAAGTTGAGTACGAGAAGTCCCGCGCTTACGGTTGTAATTCCCTCTATCGAGCCAGGGGAGAGAGCCAGGATGCTCGCCGCCACATCGACTGACTCCCTCCCCTCGCTGGACGAAGGCAAGAACACCACAGGGGTCGTTGCCGAGTCTACGCCTGTAAAGAACTCGACAGGACTCGGAGAGAATGTTACAAGTGCTGTAGCGGTATCGACCGTTAGCTGCGTCTCTGCCGAAGACGGCGTGAAGCTCAGCGACGCCGCGTTTGCGTCTGTTACGACCCGAGACTCGGTGCCCGAAGGCAAGAGCGCCACAGGTGCCGTGGCGGTATCAGTTGTTTGCGCCGCTTCACTGGCGCTTGGTGTAAACCTAAAGACCTCGATACCAGTGTCAGTACCGGCAGCACTGGAAGACTCGATACCACTCGGAACTAGAGCAAGCTGACCTGTCCCGGAATCGGTAGCAGCAAGGACGTCATTACTAGAGGCGGCAAGAACGATAGAGACGCTGCCGACTTCGACTCGTTGTCCTGCATCCGTGGCGCTTGGAACGAGTGAGAGCGTTCCAGCGGCAGAATCGGTGGCGGTAAACACTTCCGACGATAGTGGGACAAGGGAAACAATTCCAATTGCGGCATCTGTTCTAGTCCTTTCGATTACATCGGTACCTGACGGAGTAAGCGCGAAGACCTCGATAGCGGCGTCTGCTCCGACGAAAACGTCCGCCGAGGTAAGAGAGAAGGTCAGAGGGACACTACCCGTGTCTGCTCCCGCGAGAAGTTCTACAGTAGTCGGAGAGAGGGCAAGCGGTACAGTCGCGCTATCGACCCCTTCACGAACCTCGGCGGCAGACGGCGTAAAGATTATTGCGCAAGTAGCAGCGTCGGTATAGCTAACTCCGCCAACCGTGTAAACATCGGCGCCGCTAGGCGTAAATTTGAGTGCCGTGGTGGCGGCGTCCGCTCCACCAACCTGTCCGGCGGTGGCGATTGGAGCCGTCGCTGCGAGCGTACTCTGTCCAAAGGTCTTACGATTACCGGCCGTTGTGATCGCGTCAATCTCAGCTACTACGCTCTGGCCGAACGTCTTACGACTACCTGTAGTGATGATGTTATCAGTAAATGCCGCGACCGAATTACCAAACGTCCTGCGTTTAACGCTAGTGATGATAGCGTCGGTAAGTGCTACGGCTGAGCTACCAAATGTCTTGCGAACACCACCTGTTGTGGTAGTGTCGGTTAGCGCAAGTGTGGCGGAACCCGTCCAGGTCGTCGGGCCAGTCGCTATCTTCGTCTCGGCGAAGATGTCGAAGAAATAGGGAGTGGTCGTAACCGCCGGAAACGGGTCGGGTGGCGGCGGTGACTGGGACAGGTCAACGACTTGGCTAAACGCTGGTATGCCGATCTCGTCGTGGGCGGGTAGTGCTAAACCATTTCCGCCCGTCACGAAAAGGATGATCCAG